CTAAAAAATCTGTTTGTGGTCCTTCATTAGGCATAAATGCCACATAAGAACCTGTAGTATCTAAATGTTCTTGTATAGAATCAGGTAATACTTTTGTTTCTGATTCTGTTAAAACATTTGAAGTTAAAACTTTTTCTTCTTGTTTAACTTCTTTTTTAACCTTTGCTAAACTTCTAGTTAATTTTTTAACCTTTTGATTTTTTTTATCTAATCTTTTTTTAGCTTGTAATGCTAACTTAACACTAGAAAGTTCGCTATTTTTAGGTCTTCCTACCTTTTTCTTATTATTATTACTTTCTTCTAGTATATAGTCTTTTTCAACATTTGTCAAGTCTTTTATAGATTTTTTTTTATTATCTGCCATATAACTTATCTACATATTTTTTTAAACCCGGTCTTGACATTTGCCTTCCTGTTTCTGCTTCTAACCAATCTACACCAATACCTAAACTTATTTCACCATGAAATACAGCTTCAGCTACATCTTTAAGTATAGTAAGCTCTTCAGGTATAGGTTTTAAATAACCTTCAAAGTCTGCATCTAACTCATAACCAAAAGGTATAGTTGATGAAGTTCTTCTTATATAATCATTAGGTATAAACATTAATCTAATTTAAATTGTTTTTTTAATATATTTTTCTACTTCTCTTACGACTTTTTTTCTATATCTTTTATCAGAAGCATTAGGTGCTATACTTTTAATATATTCTGTTCTTTGTTCTTCAGTAAAACCTTTAGGAGGAGGCATATCTAAATTAAAAAATTCAGGTTCAGTTGTTTCAATAATATATGTATGTTCGTGATTACCTATACCAAATTTATCGTTTAAATGCTCTGTTAAGCCCGGAACTTCATTAAATCCTATATGCATTACTTCATGTGCTTCAGTTATTTTATCTCCTACGGGAAATACAAAATCTCCTCGAGGAAATTCTCCAGAAGCACCATAAGGAGAAAGAACATTTTTACTTCTTAATTTTTTTCTTAAATCAAAATCTACATAAGTTCGTACATTTTTTGGCATATTTTCTCTACCAAGTCTTTCTATTTCAGTATCTGTAAGAGGAGTTTGAGATAGCTCTGGATTTTTTCCAAACTTAGAATCTGGGTCATTTCTTTTTCTTTGTTGACTATATAATTCTAAGTCTGATTCTTTTTTCATTCTTTGTAGTTCTTCAGTTGTAACATTTCTAAACTTAGCCCAGTCTTCTAAACTATTTATAGGAGAAGTAGGAACATCTAGGTATTGCCATCTTTCTTTATCTAATGCATTATTTTCTTTTTCTTTTTTTATAGTAGATTCAAAAACTTTATAACTTTCTTGAGCAGTTCTTATATCATCTAATACATAAGAATCTAAACCTTTTAATGGCTCAACTAATTCTTTTGATTGTTTTTCAATTTCAGCAATATTTAATCTACCTCCAATAAATTTAAACTGTCTAGCTCTTCTAGTTTTTTTAGCTATTCGTTTTGGTTGTTTAGAATGTTGTTTTCCTTTTTTAGTATCTTTGCGTTTTTTTCTTGTTGTTGCAGCATATTCTGCAGCCGATAATGATTTAATCGCCTTTTCTGGGAGATACCTCTCACCCGTTTCCGAAGATTTCTTCCCACTCTTCGTTCTCCATTTTTGTTTAGTCCAAGACCTAAGACTTCTTTGCGACTTTTTTAGTGCCATGTTTTTTCCTAATTGCTTCCTTACCTCGTTTAGCTATTGCAGCTTGTACATTTTTACCAGCTACTTTAGCTCTTTGTTCTAATACTGTTAGTATTTGTATTTTACGAGCAAAAGGTTTTTTAATTCTTTTTACTTTTGCTACAGTAGCTCTTGCATCTACTGGAGTTGCAAACTTAATACTTACTGTATCTTTTGGATTCTCATCCGTATATAATCTTCTACCACTACCTTTAGGTTTTTTACCTGTACCTACTTTAGGGTCTTTCTTTTTTTTAGGCATTATTTATAGCCACCACCTTTAGCTTTATATTGTTTTGCTAAAAGCTGGGCTTTCCGAGCAGACCATTGTCCGGGTTTACCTCCTTTAGAACCGGCTTTGATTCTCTCGAAAAGCCTCTTACGCATAGTAGGCTTGGTGTAATTACCAGCTTTATTGACTGTTGATTTTTTCTTAGTCTTTCTTTTTTTTACTACCATTCTTTTCTCCTTTCTTAAAAATCATATCCCAGTTTTTATCAAACTCTTCACGAGTTACATGTCCGGGTTTACCTTGGTTTCTTCTCATAGACAATCTACCTTTTTGTTTATGTAAGGCTTTAAATTTAATTTCTCCTAAATGTGGCATATTATTTTAAAAGTTTCCAAACTTTATTAATGCGACCACATTTCATAAATCTATGTATTTTTTTAAATAACTTACTCAATTTATTTTTTATTAAATAAACTCATTAAATATTTAATCCATTCAGGTTTTTGTTTATAAATAACAAAACCTACAATTCCTACTAAAACTAATATTCCTATAATGTTTTCCATATTTTACTCCTTGTAATAATTATGTTTTCTATGTGCAACTTTTTGTTCCCAATCTTGTATAGCTTGTCTTATACTATCTTCTGCTAGTACACTACAATGCAACTTAATTGCTGGTAGTTCTAAAGCTTCTGCTATATCTTTATCTTTAATAAGTTTAGCTTCTGCTATAGTTTTACCTTTTAACATATCTACAAACATTGTAGAGGATGCGATTGCACTTCCACACCCATATGTTTTAAACTTGACATCTTCTATAACATCATTGTTTAATTTTATTTGTAACTTCATAACATCTCCACATGCAGGTGCACCCACCATACCTGTAGCAACATTAGGGTCTTTAGGGTCAAACCTTCCAACAGAATGTTTTGCTGGATTGTTTAAAACACTTTCAAACCTATCAACTACCTTTTGTGAATATGCCATTAGCTAAATAGTTTCCAAACTTTATTGATTCTTCCACACTTCATAAACTTGTGTAGTTTATTAAATAACTTTACCACTTAACTTTATCAGCCCACCATGCTGCAGACATTTTACCTTTGGCAATATTCTTAGCATGTCTAGCTTTAAAAGACTTTCTTTTAGCTTTCATACGAGCCGACTCTCCAGCTTTAGGTTTACCGGCTGTGCCTTTTACAGTACCAACCTTTTTACCTTGCTGTCCAAACCTAATAGTTTTAATTTTGTCGCCAACTTTAGCAACAACAATATGTGATTTGGTTTTGTGTCCGGGAGTACGCTTGGGTTTATTATAACCACTTACTCCGGCTCTTGCAAGTCTTGGGTCTTTCTTTTTAGCCATTAGTGTATTGTCTCCTGCTTTTCAGGTAATTTATGTGTTAGTTCATGTAGCTCACCAATAATAGTTAAGGCATACATATCTGCTATTTCTACAGCTTGGTCAAGATTTTCTGCTTTAATATATGGTCCTATTAAAGGTTTATCATCTTTAACAACTTCAGTTAAAAATATCTTCATCCTATAATACCTTTACCAATTATCCAACCTACTATAAACCAAACACAAAACCATACTGGATGGTCTTGTGCAAATTGATATATTTCATTCAGATAGTTCTTCATAATCGCCTTCTTCTAAATCTAAAGGTTTTTTATCAGGCATTAAAAAGATGCCACCACTTTGAACATTATGATTAACATCAACTCTATCCACTTTACTTACACCTACTCGGTCTAATAAAGTTTGTGCAGCAGCCAATTTATTGTTTGCTTGGATTACAGGTCGTTTAGAATCCATAATCTCTACAAGTTTAAACGCTGCTTTAGGGGCAGAGTTGGCTAATACTTCTTGAGTTAGTTCAATTATCTCAGACTTTAAAGTCTTTACCACATGATGATAGTGGGAAGAATAACCAGCAAGTTTTGCAGCCTCTTTAGCATCCCCTTGTGTTTCTACAAGATGATTTAAAAAAGACTGTTGTTTTTCTGTTAGTTCTCTTTTGCGAGTATTGTTATCTATGCTCGGAAGTATAGCCATGTATATAAGTATATACCTAAATATAACATTTGTCAAGTCTTTAAAAATATTTTATAAAGGTATTGACAAAACGCAATATGAAGTGTATAATAACATTGAGCCCTCCGGGGTCAAATAGTACCTATCAGGGGTGCTATTACTTCCTAAATAAACTCCAAAATACACATTAAAATTATAAAGCCTATAGAGTCGGGTTGTTAACTAGTAAGAGATAACTGGTTAATACCTGATTTCTGTAATTTTGTGTAACCATTACATATATATACCCCCACCCCCCATGGTGCTCCTGCCACCCCATAGACTTTGAAAGCTCCGAAGTATCAACAGTTTATGCACAGTTTATACACAAGACTTTGTAGCCTGTTAATATCCTGTGGATAACTTTTTAGACTTGATAGACTTTGAAATTTAAGTAAAAGGAACAAATGTTTTCCCTAGTTTACAAAGTTATAATGTTTTATAAGTGTAATTTATATTACAAATAATTACTTCAAAGCCTTATAATATATTATAACCTACATCAATAATATGGGCGTTCATGGTCAAAGGATTCTATAATCTTTAAAAATGTAAGTATCTACTATCATTCAAAGCTATATAAACAAAGGGCAAAAAATAATTAAAATAATCCTTGCATTCTTTCTAAATATCATTAATATAATAGGTATATAAACAACAAGCCAAAGGAGGCTCAAATGGAAAAAGTAAGAAATAACGAGGTAGTAAAAACAGACCAAGAAAATAGATTTATAAATACTTTATTTGATAAATCATTATCAGCTTGTGTTTGGCATGAAGATAATGAGATTAGAGAAATGATGCACGGGGCTTCAATAGATGTCAGGGGTAGAGATGAAAATACTTTTGATGTTGTGATAACTGTAGATTATCAAAAAGAATATTAAACCCTAACCACCTTAACAAGCTCCTTAACTGGGGCTTTTGGTGGTAGAAAATACACATTTTTAAAAGGAGAAAAAATGGAAATATTTATATTATTTTTTGTAATGTTTGGAATGGCTTTGAGTATTTGCTACTTAGGAAGCTAAACCAACCTTAAAAACTACAAGCCTCTTAATTGGGGCTTTTTTATGTCTGTTAATAATACATTATAAACCTCACTTATAAACATCAATTATAAAGCCCTCTAACACTTCAAAGGTCAAGGAGATACTAACACCTTAACCAACCCCAAAAAATGCAATACAAAGCATTTAAGATGCTGTATATTTATACAGTAATTTAGTTAAATTAATTTAAAAAATCTATTGCATTTTAAATTTAGATATGTTAGTTATAAAAATCTTTACACTATAAAAGCTACAAAGTCAAGAAAATTTATATAAAAAAACTATATACTTTTTTTAATTTAGATGTTGACATTTTTAAATTGTTCAGGCTTAATACACTTATGAAAACAAAAATTAAATTAAACAGGAACGAAGCTAGAAAGTTAAAGAAAGTTCAGAAAAGAAAACTAAAGCTTTCAAAGGTAGATTTTTATAACAATGATATACATCATGGCACTAGAAAAATATCAGCTAACCCCGTTAATGGTTTAATAAATCTTGAAGATAATAATAGACTTCATTTATTAGATAGTATATTATTAAGACATAGATTGACTAAATAAGATTGTGAAAATTACCGAATAGGTAAGAGAGTAGCAAAAAGAATTTAAAAGTTTATATATATATTTATTATATATAAAAGGTTAAAAGCATAACCTATTAAATAATGCTATACTTAATGGAGTAAAAAATGTCAACAGAAATAAAAACTAAAACAAAAGAATTAAAATTAACACAATTTTCTGGTGGTAAAAATGGCTTAATGCTACACATACTGCAAGATAATTATTTTAAAGATGATTTTACAGAAACGCCAAGCGATATATTTTTAGCAAAGCATTATAGTAATATACATCTAACAAAAGAACAAGCTTTACAATTAGGTAAAGACTTAATTAAATGGAGTAAAAAATGAAACAAAGTATAAATGAATATCAATTTAGAGATGCCTTTCATAAGATGGGTAGAGGAGAGCAATTTTCATATGATGGGCTTACAGCTTTATATGATTATTTAGAACAGCTAGGAGATGACATAGGCGAGGAGATAGAACTAGATGTTATCGCCTTATGTTGTGAGTATGCCGAATATGATAGTCTTGAAGAATTTCAAAATGATTATGGAGAAGATTATCAAACTATGGAAGATATAGAGTATCAAACTACTGTAATAATGATTGATGATGAGAGCTTTATCATCAGACAATTTTAATTTAAACAGCGAAAGCAAGGAGTAAAAAATGACAAGAAAAGATTATATTAAAATAGCAGATGTTTTTAAGTATGCTTATGATGTATCTAATGGATATACAAACCAGAAAGATATAAATCAAAAAGATATTTTAGATATTATGTTAGCTGAAATGATGCATACATTAAAAGCAGATAATGACAGATTTGATAAAACTAAATTTGTAAACTACATAAACTTTAACAGATAGGAGGC